ACGCAAAAAAACCGGCTAAGGTGCCGGTCCATTCGTACGTCTCGCAAGGCTGCTCACACGTCCCGCTGAGATAGAATCTGATCGTCATAAAAAACAACCCGCGTGTAGCGAGCCTCAAAAGCGTTAATCTTGGTGAGCGTGGGGCCCGTAGCGACATCAGTCTCCAGCACCCAGAGTCTGCCGTCTGCTTCTACGACAAGCCCAACATGGACACAGAGCCGAGCGCGCCAGCCGGTGGCAATGACGCCAGACCTGGGCTGCACTTCTTTGAACCCGCCCTGCTCCCGCACTTTGCTGGCCGCCGTGGTCAGGCCTGCTTTATCATCCGGGTCCGTCTCCGAGTAGCTGGGCAGCATGGGCCTGCCGAACAGAGACACCCGCGCCAACCGTACTAGGCCCCAGCAGTCCAACTCCGGCATCGCCCGACCAAAAGGCACATACCGCGTGCACAGAAAGTCATTGATCGTCATAGATACTGAATCCCCGGTGCCGTCTCTGCCGTATAACGCTCTCGCGGCCAAGCGGTATTGAGCAAGTCGTAATAGCTGGCTTCGGCTACAAACGCACCATTCTCAAACCCACCACTTAGCACAGTCATGGCGTAAGGTCGCTCTGCCGGAGCCGCAATATCGCTAGCCAAGTACGTCCGACTTGTCAGTGTCACCATTTGCCCGGATTCGAGCATGGCATCCACAATAGGCCGAATGCGGTCATTGGCACCGGCAATACCAAACCGCAAAGTCTGCTGACCAGAGGCGTTACGCGAAGGCAGCGACAACTCTACGGCTGCCGCCTCAAACAACACAAGCTGGCCGTCCACTCCGAGCATTCGATCTTCATAGCCCTGAACGATCCGAACTGGCGTAACACCAGGCGCGGAAACCTCAAGCGTATAAAGCAGCATCGAATCGGTCGGAGCGCTTGCATACACAATCTCTAAAACACTCATGCTTCTGGCCACTCCCGGTTAAGTGCAATATCGATAATGCTCGCCCCTAGCACGAACTCGGGGAATTCGCCCCAGCCGACGGGCATAAGCGGACGCTCCCAAATTTCCAGAGTCGCGCTGACCCGCCACGCACGCATTCCGATCGGGTCAGGCCCGGTATACATCGAGACGAAACGGCATACATACTGGCCTTCACCGATAGGCGTTTTGAGTGGCGAGTTAAACCACTCAGCCCCATCTTGAATCGCATCACGGAACCATGCCTCAAACAACGCAGCCTGGTTATCGCTTCTGAAGATCCAGTTCACATTAACGGTGGAAGGGACCGAGCTAAACCGTCTACGTTGACGAGCTCGACCATCCTCCATCTGCGTTCGTTGAAAAGGCTGGGTGTGCCTGATTCCGTATCCGTCACGAACGGGCATAGGCAAGCCCACAGGGTAATTAATCTCTGTGTGAATCATCGTCCAAACCTTGTCACGTTATACGTCCCCTCGATCACACCAGCAGCTTCTGTACCAGAACGCACACTATTCACGAAAACGCTGAGAATGTAGCGTTCGTCTCTGAACTGGGACTCTACTTCGCCTGCCCGTTCGGGGTTTTCGTAGATATTCACGATCGGGGCCTTTCCTTGATCTTCACCCCCTTGCCCTTTGCTGGCATCAATACGGGATAACGTGGCATCCAATTTGGCACTGGTTTTTGACGTAACAACACGCTCGCCCTTTTCCAGCAGCCATGTCCCGGTCTGAGGGACAGAATCAATACCATCGTGGGCCATACCAGCCATAGCAGTCAGGCTGACAGCCGTTGCCAGCGGGGTAGCAACAGCCAATGCAGCCCCCATCGCAGCAGGTGCCGCAGCAGGGCCAACTACTGGAATCGCTGCAGTGCTAGCAAATGCAGCCAAGCCAGCCTGCAACGCCGTTGCGTGTGCATTGGCCGATAGCGCGAGTGCTCCTGATGCCTGGGTGCTCTTACCTACGAATAACTGAACAGCCTGGTAAGCCAGCCATTGAGCGGCCATCTGCCCCAGCGCATTGACTACAGAACGCAGCATGCCCTGTCCAAGTTTCTGCATCGCTTCGCCCAGATTTTCAGAATCGAAAACCATTGCTTCAACGGCACTGCCAAACCGGGTGCTCATGTTGTCGATCGTCGATCCAGCAAGCTCGTCAAAAGAAGATAGGCTTTTCTCGGCAGCAGCAAGATACCGAGACCAGTAATCGTCACCAGCCCCCAACAACGCTTCGTTGGTTTCTTCTTCCAACCGACGTAACAGCTCCGCCTTCTCCTCGGCTGTTTTAAGTGTGGTGCTAAGAATGAGCTCCTTGCGTCTTTCGTAAGACTCGCGGATCTGCTCTTCTTCAGTTTGAAGGCCCTCGATAACACCTTTGGCCTCGGCATTTACCCTTTCCTGCTCTTGGAATGCCTTAGTGGCCTCAAGCGCAGCACTGGCTAATTGCAACTGTGTTCCAGATGCGCCCCTGGCCTCCAGGTCATACAGCTTAATAGCCTCAGTCGTCCAGCCAAGCTGCTCAGATTGCCGCACTAAAGCATCGACACTATCCTGCACCGCCTTGGCCTCTGCCTGGGCTCGCTCAATCGCAGCCTTAGCCGCCGATGCTGCGGCGTTCGCAGCACTTTTCGCAGCAGCTTCACGTTCCTTTTGGGCCTTGCTCTGGGCTTGGAGAGCTTCATCTGTTTTATAGAGAGCTATCAGCTTCTCAGCCTCCCCCTCCTTCAATCCTTCGACCAAACCAGCCTCAACACGAGCCGCAAAACGCGCAGACTCAGTCTCCTTACCATGTAGCAAAATTCGCTCATTGATTTTTGCTGCCAAGTCCTCGTAAGTCTTGGAGGCCGCATCACCTACACGAGAAACATCCGTGGACGCAATAATTCCATTTAACAGCTCAATTTTCTTGCCGAGGCTTGCCACCGCCTGCTCAGCCGTATCCAATGCCCCTTTGGCAATGATTAAGGACTCGTTCCATTCTCGCGCCCTCTTGTCGTCTGGATAGTTCCACAAAAGTCCCGTGTAATGCTGGACTGCAGTGCCAGCGTCAATGGCTTTGAGCTTTGCCTGGACGAGCTCCTCATTGATTTTCAGCAATGCTGCAGCTGCTTGGTTCTTTGTAAATCCATCGAACGATTGATTAAGGACATCTACCGAACTGCTCAGCTTGCTCGTTTCCTCATTTGAATCGCCTGCTGAAATCGCAAAGTACGCCAATGCAGAAGCAGCCAGGATTGCCAACCCAACAGGGCCACCCAACAATGCCATCGCGCCAGAGGCCGCCCGAGCAGCAACAGTCAACGTGCCAAGACCAGTTGCAGCGGTTGTCGAGGCCCCGGCCATTCGCGCCAATGCAGCCTGGTACTTAATGGCCTCTACAGTTCCTAACGCCATACTCGCTGTTGTTTTACCTACAGACACAACAAGACGCGTCGCAAGTACGGCGGCAACCAGTTTTACGCCATCTGCCACTAGCCCCCAGGGAATGGCTGTTAAAGCCTTAACCAAAATGGATACGCCGCTTGTGATGCCCGAAACCAGCGCCCCAAACGCAGCGGCCGCTTCAGGGCTTGAGAGTGAATTATTGAACTCTTCAACAGCCAATCTGGCGCTCTCAAGGCTACCTTCTTGTCCTGTCGCCAAGCCACCAATCGTATTTCGTACTGCTTCTATTGCCCCCCCAAAGGTCTCTCTCGCTGCCAGCGCTGCGCCGCCATATGACTCTTCTAGCGCGTCCAGAATAATGCCTTGGGCCTCAGCGGTCTTTCCTGTTGCCTCCAGCTGAACCATGAGCTTTTTTTGCTCATCGCTAAATCTAAAGCCCTGCCTGCTCAGTGCCGCCATGCCTGCCGAGGGAACATCCAAGGCTCGGCCGATCGTCTCTGTTGCCGACTGAATGGACATGCCTGTTCGAGCAGCCATATCAGCAGCGGCTTGCTGAGCACGAACAAACTCTCCACCAATCACTCCAGTGAATGCCACCAAAGCCGTTTGTGCCTGGTTGATATCGCCGGTGCTAAAGAGGCTCTTATCAACTAGCGCCACAGCCATGTCGTTCATCTCGTCACGGGTGAACCCCGCAGCCTCGCCCGTGGACTTTAACGCGGCGGCAAGCTGAGCCTGCTCCTGCTCCATCTGCTTGGTGTTATCAATG